CTTCTTCCGATGGCCCGGACCAGTTGGCGGTCACCGATTCCGATTCGTCGTCACCTCGTGATGACAATGAGTACTTCATTGGACCGGACGGTTCTTTCCAGATCGTCCCTTCTGATGATGGTATGGAGACAGATGGTGACCACACCGCCGAAGAAGTTGCTCCTGTGCGGCAACTGAGGCAGTGTGAAGCAGCCATAGTCGGTGCAGTGTTAAGCCTAGTTGATGCAGAACTAGGCAATGCACTACGACACACTGACTTAAATCGCTCGGTGGTGGAGAAAGTCGCCCTCAAGATAATGAGGGAGCGTGGTGTACGCGCTCACGACATTAGTCTTCACATTGGTCACGTGGTGGAATGTTATTTCGCCGCGAGGGAAAATCTCTGCAAAGCAGGGAGGGTGCGCCGCAAAATGCGCGACTGGACGCTTAGAGCCCTTGGGTTCAAGCGCGTCAAGGTCGACGCAGATTAGTGGTGCCCATTGGTTGTCCATGGGACGGATTCAGTTTCCGAGATTCGTCCTGCAGGTCTTAATATGAGACCCAATGGGAAGTCTTATCGGATACGTCGGTGGTGCCAAATTCCTGGGTTGGCACCATCGAGTAGATTGGGAGTGTACAATAACAATTTACAAAACGGTTACAGGGCTTTTGCGGAGAGATACTTCCGGTGCAAGGTTGGTGACGACTTTGCGCCGGCATTGGAGGTGGGAGTAGATGCCTTTGCTGGTGATCGCTACCTGATTGCGTTCTTAGAACGTGTTGTGGGCAAATTGCAGCTTTCCCCTGTCGCCACACCTTTCGAGGTTGTGAATGCGTACACAGGGCCGAAGCGTGCGGTTTATGCTCGCGCATGTGACATGTATCACAGAAGGGGTGTGAAGCGTTGGCATGCCTGGCTCCGTAGTTTCGTTAAGTTTGAGAAGCAAGATTTGAGTAAAGCACCGCGAGTGATCAATCCTAGGGATGTGGTCTATAATCTCGCATTAGGGAAATTTCTCAAGCTAAACGAGAAGAAGTATTTCGAGAGTATTGCGAGGGTTTTTGGACAGGACCACGTCGTGATTAAGGGTATGGATGTGGACATGTCAGCTTCTGAATTGGAGAAGATGTGGGCCAGCTTTAATCGTACTACAGCAGTGGGCGGTGATGCCACCAAGTTTGATATGCACGTGTCACGTGCAGCGCTTGAGTTTGAGCACCTGTTTTATCTGCTGCCTTATCATGGTGGTTCTGTCCGTGAATGTCTG